AAAACTTTTTCTCCAGGTTCATTTATCATCGTAGATGATAAATCTAGCTCCTCAAGCAAAGCTTGTGGAGGTTCATTATCTAAAAAATCTTTAGATTTTTCAGATAAGCTAGCTGAAGAAAAAGTTAAAACTTTTTCACTAGGTTCATTATCAATTTCTTCATTATTAGTAGACATTATAATATATTTGTATATATCATAATATATATAATTATTTTTTTAATTACTATAGGCGGTTCCTGCCATACCACTCATTACGCGGAGAACATTGTAATTTTGAGTATAAATATTTAAGATAGATCCGGATGATATTGGTTTATCACTAGTCACATTTAGAGTAGCATTATCAATTCGTGAAAAGTTGCATGTTCCTGTAGGTTGGTGGTCTTCTGCTTTAAGAGCAAATGAATACACATTAATACCATCTGCAGGAGTTGTAGTGAAATGTTGAGCTGGTTGAACATAGTTGAAATAATTCCCATCACGTTCTTGGAATCGGTCATGACCATTTAATTGAAGTTTAGCTTTAGCACATGGATTCGCACTACAGTCTATATATAAACCATAATTATGATAATTTATTATATTATATGTCCATATTTTTATTAAAGGAAGTACGTTATTTGTTACAGCTGCTGTGGGAAGGTATGTTATAAGTTCATCAATTGTATGCGTCATATCTTCCATTGTAAGTTCATTCCTAATAATTATACAATTATAAAATATACTTGTATTATTACCAGCGACTGCTGATGTATTACCGTGGGTATATTCGGATGGTATAAATTGTATCTGAATTTTAGCTAATATATCAGTAATTATTTTAGGTGTAGATGAATCTGCTACAAACGCAGCCAATCCACCAACAAGTGTACTGCCATCGAGTATTAATGTTCCTTGAGGGTTTCCCGCGTTGCGAATAGAATCTGTAACATTAACTCTAATTTTAGTACTAGTTGTATCATATGTAAAATTTTTTGCAAATATAGCCGATAACATTATAGCAAAACGATCTCTTGCTATATTCCACATATTAGTGTTTGAAATAAAGTTGGTAATATTATTTGGATTGGTAGTAGAATAAGATAACCATCTATTACGTTTGTTATGTATAGACAAATGCGGTGCCCATACTAAATATTTAGACGGATGGTTAAAATTTAATAGTAATTTAGTATTAGTTGCACTCCATGATTCTGAACCAGTAAATTGAAGCTGTTCAATTAAATATTCATGAGATGCCTGAGCAAAACGTTTACGTTCTTCTGAATCTAAATATATATAATCAATAAGAAGATAAGAATCAACCATCGAAAGATTTGAAGGAGGCTCATTTTGTGTATAATTAATACAATCATTAAATGAACGGAATGATAATGTGACACGCACATCATGATATTGTAATGCAATTAATGGCAGTGCTAGACCATTATTACGGTTAAACCAAAACTGAAGAGGAATATATAATGTATATGCTGGTTTTTCTAATAATGTAATATTAGTTAATTCAGGAATATCTCCAATCATTTTAGCATATCCTCTTTCTTGTCCTGCTTTATGAGTCAGTTCATACCATATATTAAGCCAATCGCCATATTGTTCATCAATTTTAGAGCCACCTATCTCAATTTTAACACTATCAATTATTGCATGACCTAATCTATTAACATAACCCCATAAAGGTGATGAAGCCAGAGATGGTTTAGCAACATATGGTAATTTAACAACTACATACATATTAGTAATTAAATCACCATTGCGGTTAATATTGCATGTAACTGTGCGACCAAAATCGCCTGCGCCATTCCATGTTTGTTGAATTGGTTCAACCGAAAAATTTGTATGACGTCTATATACTACTTTAAAAAATGTAATTTGTGGATTACCAGATAAATAAACATCTTGTGCACCATATGCGACTAATTGCATTAAACCGCCGCCCATTTATATATATATATATATATATAATTAGAAATTTTTTTAAAAATTTATTGAATAAATACTATTTTTATATTTAAATTATGTTTCTTATAAAATATTTTATATTATTTTTATATTATAAATTAAATAAATATTATAAATTAATCATAATATAATAAAAAAATAATATGGATTTAAAGTCTTTTTAATTATTTTTAACATATAGTATAGGAATGTTAGACATAAAAGGACATGAAAGTTTGTCAAAATATAAAAAAAATAAACAAATTTCTATAAAAGAAACAAATACATTAGATAATAAGCACAGACAAATGGTTAAATATTTTAATAATAATAAATATGAAAAAGAAAAACTATCTGAAGAAATAAATAATATTAATGCAGAAATTGCAATAATAGATGATAGACTTGCATCTTTTAATAATATAATTGATGATGGAACTGTTGGGACATCTAATATTAATCATAATGATATTACACATCGTGCATCATTATCAAGTAAGAAAAATATACTTGAAGCAAAATATAATGAACTAAATATAGATGAAATGGATTATTATGATAATGCGGGTGATTTAATTTCGGATTACTATGAAATGAGAGATAAAGTTGAACCAGTTGTAAAAGAAACAAAAAATATATTAGAATTCTTATGTAATAAGAAAGATAAACAAATAATAAACAATGAAGTAAAAATAATAAACAAAGCAAATTTATTTGAGAAATATTGTCAGAGAGTAGAAGGTATTAGAGTAGTAAAAGATAATGGATCAAATAGAATAAAATATTGTAATGAATGTAATATAGAGAAAATTTTAGATATGTCAGAGAGTGCTTATATTTGTCCTTGTTGTGGAGATAGTGAGATGATTATATTAGATGAAGATAGACAGATTAAAGATTATAGTCCTTATAAACGATTAAATCATTTTAGAGAATGGCTCAATCAATTTCAAGCAAAACAAAGTCCGGATATACCAGAACAATTATTTATAGATATTGTTAAGGAATTAAATAAAAATAGAATTACCGATTTATCTGTTTTAAATAAAAAGAAAATGAAAATAATATTAAAAAAATTAAATTATAATAATTTTTATGAACATGTTACTTATATTATAAATAAATTAAATAATTTACCACCACCCAAAATTACACGTGATATGGAAAAATTATTTATATCAATGTTTTATAAAACACAGGAACCGTGGGAAATGTTTAAATCATCCAAAAGGAAAAATTTCTTATCTTATTCATACGTACTTCATAAATTTTGTGAATTATTAGAATTAGATCATTTATATGAATGTTTTCCATTACATAAAGATCCTGATAAAATAATGGAAAATGATCAAATATGGGAAAAAATATGCAAATATCTTAAATGGGAATATATTAGTTCATTTAAATAATTAAAAAAATAAAACCTAATTTTAATTAATGATATATATTATAAATATTATTTTCATAATACTATTATTTACTGGTATTATATTTATGGGTATATATTTAACTAAAGCAACATATAATAATTATCTGACTGGTAATGAAATGTTATTACAACAACAAAATCGTAATAAGAAACTTATTGATGAAGATACAATATATGATATTAAACCAAGTAAAGTATATTATAAAATGTTTTCAAATCCATCAATTGGGTTTGGCTATGATGATTTTGATGAAAAAGATATTACAGATAAAATTTATGTAAAAAAAATTAAATAAATTGATATAAAGAAAAATTGTTTTGATAAAATAATAATGTCAAAAACAGATTATTTAACAGAAGATGCATTTTTACCAGCAGGGCAAAAATACATTTGTATGAGTTTTTTAACTGATAAGCCTACAGAGGAGGGTGCAGCCAATGTAAAGAAAACAACATTATCGGGTATTAAAATTAGAGGTGCATTTGAGACATATGAAGCAGCATGTGAACATGCAAAGACTGTTCAATCAATTGATCCATATTTTAATGTATTTGTTGGTGAAATGGGTAAATGGTTACCATTTGATCCAAATCCAGATTCTGAGGCTGTAAAGGATTCTCAGTATGCCAATGAGGAATTAAATAATATGATGAAGACGTATATGGAAAATCAGGAGAAAGCTAAGATTTATCACGAACAACGCAAACAAGAGATGGTGCGCACAACTATTTTAGATAATTTACAATCTAGAAAAGAGTCATTAGCAGATTTGGAAAAGAATTTGGATAAGGCACAATTGCAAGATGATAAAAACGAGGTATTATCTATTGAACAGAGTATGAAAGCAATTGCTGAACAGATTAAAACAATGGAGGACCGAAAGGAAGAGTTAGATGAACAGATTACTAATTTAAGTAATCAAATTAAAACATTTAATCCATTAGAGAAAAAGAATGAGTAATTTATTTTATCTAAATAAATAATTTTTAATTTTATCAAAATAATAATTATTTATTTCTAATTTTATCAACTTTTATACGAATAGCACTTCTATTTTTATTAACAAGATCGATTGGATTAAATACTTCTAATTTTTTATTCCATTCATCATCATATGCTTTTTTATGGAATCTATGGAATTTATTACATCCAATTTTAAAGGTTGGGACTTTTTTAGCTTTATACCAAAATACTTTATCTGTTAAATTTTTTGAGTGTACTCTATTATCAATAACCATAATACCATAATTATCGGTGATATCGGTAAATACTTGTTGAAAAATATCAAATGATGGAAACATACCTGCATAGTGATCATATAATCTTTTACGATTAGATATTGTATCTTCAGCTAATAAGAATACGTAATCAAAATTAGATCTCATTTCAGGAGGGATACCAACAGAATATTGCATGGTTAATATAAATGATAAATGATGATGACGACCATTAAAAAATAATTCTAATATATTTGGATCTTTTAGCCATGTACCTTTTGAACTCATACAGTCATCCATAATTAACATTAAAGAATCATCTTTTGGTTTTCGATTATTTTTAATTCTTTCTTTATTATCTTCATTGATAAGTGCTTGTCTTTCATATATACGTGATAAAATATCACTATTATATTCTGGATAGATATAACTATCGGGTATGAATTCAGAATAAAATGAGTTTAGTGTTTCTGTTCTACTAATAGCAATTGCAGCTGCTATACTATTTCTTTTTTGAAACATAATTTCGCGAGTTAAAAATGACTTTCCTGTAGCGCGTTTGGCAATCATTGCAATAGTGCAGTGATCAACCATTTCATTAATTTTAAATTGTTTTATGGGTAATCTAGTTGCACCAAAACTAACTTCTTTAACTGTCATATTATTATTACTAATATATTTTTATAATATATTTTTATATTTACAAAACAGTTTTAGATATATAAACTTACAAACCAGCGGTTGTATCTAAAACCATATTTTCAGGGAGGTCGCCTGCATTTTCTGTTATTCCTGCCCACACAACTTGAGGATCCCACGGGAGCGTTAGTTCATGATATCCGGGTGTTAGTGTAACCTTTTGATTGTTAGACCATCCATAAATTTTACATATTTTACCTGCTGGCACAGATACAACAAGACCTCTCCATGACTGGAGGGAAGTTCTGTCATATGCAAATCGTAAAAAACGATAAACGGGGTCCCTGCGTAGTGACTGTATTCTCGCACTAAGCTTTTGAAATTGTAAGTTATTTGTTCCTTCCTGCCATAAACACATTGTAACTGATGGCTGTTGTAATACAAATGTTTTATCATTAGTAGCCATATAATTAACGCCGTGATTATTATTGACAATATACCTAGCATCAAATGTTAAAATAACTGGTGTATAATCACGTGTGTTGATATCTTTATCTTTAGATCTATAAAGTAAATCACCATTAAAGGCGAAATTGTTAAGGGCGCGTATATTTTGAGCACCAATATTATGTCCATTAATATCACCAGATGTTGTAAGACTACCCGCGGTAAGATTACCTGTCGCAGTAAGACTACCAGTTGTAGTTATTGCAGTGCTTTCAATTCTCATTGGACCAGGCGCTTTAATAGTCGAACTTGTAAGACTTCCCGTAGTTAAATCTTGTTTAATTGCAACATTGCCATCAGCTTTTATATTTAATAAATCAGCCCCTTTTGCATTACCCATTGTTAAATTACCATCATTATTTGTTAAATTAATATTTTTTGCATCATCCGCTTTTGTTTTTAATCTTATACTTGTTTCAGTTGCATTTTCTACAGATAGTGCTACATTTGCAGGTAAATCTTGTGCATTAGTTGGAGAATTAATATTTAATTTACCTCGAATGGTCATATGAGCTGGGGCAATGAAACCACCTAGTGCTTGTAATTTTGTAGCAACTTCAGATAAATTTCTTATTGCTTCTACATCAGCAAGATAGACTTGTTTAACTGCTTCTTTAATTGCAGCAGTAGGACCCGTGTTTTCAAGATTTTCTACATTTGTAAAAAAAGTATATATTATTATTATTAAAAGTAAAATGTT